TGGAAAATGGCGGAAAAAAAAGAAAAATACGAGGAATCATTCCACGTGATCTGTAAAGAAGGAGAAATAAATGAATTTAGTTGATAAAGGTATTGAGTTAATTGCTCCTGTTCATGCTGTAAAAAGGGAAGCTGCAAGGCAAGTTCTTAAAAGAAACAAAATATTAAACAGAGGTTATGGAGAACACGGGGCAAGCAGCAGGAAAAAAGCTTTTAAAGGTTGGCTTACCAGTTTAGGCGGACCGAAGACAGATATATATGAATACAAGGACAAACTGGTTGAAAGGTCAAGAGATTTATATATGGGGGCACCTTTAGCAAGGGGAGCTCTTCAGACTATGCAGACTAATATAGTTGGAGCAGGACTGAAATTAAAATCTTCAATTGATGTGGACATTCTTGAAACGGATGAAACTGAGATTGAGGCACTGGAAAACAGAATAGAAAAGGAATTTGCCTTATGGGCAAATGACAAGATAGAAAAAACGGGACTTATGGATTTTTATCAGGTACAGGAGTTGGTATTTTTAACAACTATGTTAAACGGAGAATGCTTTATCTATCTAAATTATTTTGAAACTCCTGGTAATCCTTATAATTTAAAACTGGAAGTCATAGAGCCTGACAGAATTGTTACCCCAAATGAAAAAAGTAGTGATAAGACAGTGGTAAGCGGTGTTCAGATTGATAATAACGGAAGAATTGCAGGATATTATGTTCTTGATAAGCATCCAAATGACAACGAGTCAGGGAATGACTATAAATATATTTCAGTATATGGAAAAAATGGACAGTTAAATATGATACATCTGGCTTTACTGGAAAGACCAAATCAGGTAAGAGGTGTTCCGATTCTGTCTCCTGTGATGGAAAGTTTGAAACAGCTGGATAGATATACTAATGCTGAATTAATGAGTGCAGTTATTAGTAGTATGTTCACTATTTTTATTGAAACAACAGGAGTGGAACAGGCAACTCTTGGAGAATTTGGAAATATTGATGAAAGTGAAAAGGTTGAAAAGAACGGAAATAATATTGAGCTTACTTCAGGGGCAGTAATGGAACTTAGTCCAGGGGAAAAAGCAAACAGTATAAATCCGGCAAGACCAAATGCACAGTTTGATCCTTTTATGACTGCAATAATCCGGCAGATAGGAAGCAGTCTGGGAGTTCCATATGAACTTTTAGTAATGCATTTTACAAATAATTATTCTTCAAGCAGGGCAGCTTTACTGGAAGCATGGAAAAATTTCAGGAAAAGAAGGGAATGGATAGCAAGGAATTTCTGTCAGATAGTCTATGAAGAATGGCTGAGGGAATCAATTTTTTTAAAAAGAATTGATATCCCAAAATTTAATGAGGATATTCTGATAAGAAAAGCTTACAGTAATGCAATTTGGAATGGACCTTCACAAGGTCAGATAGATCCGCTGAAAGAAGCTAATGCTGCAGTAATAAAGATAAATAATGGACTATCAACCCGTACAAAAGAAGTTGCAGAACTGAACGGTGGAGATTTTGAACAGAATATCAGAATTATTGACCGAGAAAATAAAATTTTAGAAAAGAAGGGAGTGAAACTGAATGGCGGAACAATCGAAGTTAAAGATAATGAATCTGAAGACTGATGATAGTGGGAAAAATGCAGAATTAACTTTATATGGAGATATAGGAGACAGTTTCTGGGAAGATATTTCTTCAAAAAGACTTGTTCAGGAACTTGAAACTTTGGACGTTGAAAACATAACTTTGAATATAAGTTCGAATGGAGGAGGAACAACTGCCGCGATAGCTATAGCAAATGCACTAAAAAGACACAAGGCGAGAGTTATAGCTAATATTGATGGGATAGTTGCAAGTGCTGCTACTATAATAACAAGTGCATGTGATGTTGTTAGAATGCCAAAAAATTCACTATTTATGATTCATAATCCGTGGACAATAGCCATGGGAGAAGAAAAAGATTTTGAAAAAATGGCAGAAACATTATCTAAAGTTAAAAACAGCATAATTGAAACATATATTGATAAAACAGGAATAGATAGAAATAAACTATCTGAATTGATGGACAAAGAAAGCTGGTTTAGTGCTAACGAAGCTAAAGAATATGGTTTTGTTGATGAAATAATCGACAATACTGATATGGAAATTATCGGAAATAAAATCTTATCACATGGGCTGGTATTTAATATGACCAAGTTTAAAAATTTTAAAATAAGTAACAACAGTAATGTAAATAATAAAAATGAGGAGGAAGTTATAGTGAACGAAAAAGAATTTATGGAAAAATATCCTGACCTTTACGATGAAATTGTAAATAAAGCGAAGGAAATAGGAAAAACGGAAGAAAGAAATAGGATTGAGGAGCTGGAAAACTTTGGAGTGGACAGTGAGATTATAAGCAGAGCTAAATTTAAGGAGCCTAAAAATTTAAGCGAAATTGCATTGGAACTGGCTAATGAAATGAAAAATAAAATGTCAGAGCCGGCAGGAAATATTCCTGAACCAACTCCAAAGAATGAAGACTATAGAAATCAGAATCCGCCACTTGGAACAATGCCAAATAATGGAGTGGAAAAAACTCAGGCTGAAAAAGATAAGGAAGAAGCTGACAAAATATTAGCATTTGCTAATAAAGGAGGGATAAAGTAATGAAAATGGATTACGTTTTAGAAGGAGATCATTTAATAGTAGGTAATAAAGAACTTATAACAGTTGAACTGAAATTGTCTACTGGGAAAGTTAAAAGAGGAGATATTGTAGACAAGACAGGAGCAATAATAACAGACACAGGAAAAGTATTTGGAGTAGTAGTGCAGGATGCAGATGCAGCTAAAGGAGCAACAAAAACTGTAGTCTATACAGAAGGAGAATTTAACATTGATAAAGTTAACTTTGGAAGTGCTACAAAGGACAAGGTAGTTGAGCTTTGTGCAGACAGAAACATATATTTAAGAAATTTAGGAGGTAAAGCGTAATGATATTAGATTTAACTTTAAGAGCGTTATTCCTGGTAGTGGAAAATATGCCAAAGCCAAGAACGTTCTTATATGATACTTTTTTTGGGAATAGGGAAACAACAGATAAGGAAGAAATCCAGATTGAATTTAAAAATGGTCATAGATATATGGCTCCATTTGTAAATAGATATGTAAATGGGCAGGAAATGCCAAAGGACAGATTTACAGGAAAAATTTATAAACCTCATAAAATAGCACCAAAGAAAACTTTTACTGCCGACCAGTTTGCGTTTGAAAGATTTGCAGGAGAAAATCCATTTAATCCGTTAAGTCCGGAAGATAAAAAAAGAAAGCTGGTATTAGAAACTTTGACAGAACAGACTGAGCAGATAAAAAGAAGATGGGAATCAATGGCAGTAGATGTTCTATATAACTTAACATTGACAGTTGAAGGTGAGGGAATAACAGATAAGGTAGAATTTTATGACAATTCTCCTACTGAACATCATACTAATGTTGCCACAACATGGGATCAACCTAACTCAGATCCAATTGAAGATATAAAAGGTGCACTAAGAAGTATAACAGAAGTGGGAGGAACAAGACCAAATGCAATCATATTAGATCCTAAGGCATCTGACTTATTTCAGAACAATGCCAAAGTAATAGAAAAAATGAAGGGCATAATGTATTATTCGGATGTGATAATAGGCGCCACACATTATTCATTTATTACTACTGAAGCGGTAGAATACGCCTTGAAAAAAGGTTCAAGATTCCTTTCTTTTCCGATGCATACAAATGACAGCAGCTCTATATTTGAGAGAGAGTTTATCAGAATGAGCCCAAAGGTGGCCAAAAGAATGGGACAACCCTTAGCTGAAAAAATTACAAAAGCTGACAGAGTGGTAGTCAAAACAAAGAAAGGCACAAATGTTGCTTTTAGTATTACCGGAAGAAAGGCAGGCATATTTGCGGGAAGCTGTACAAGAAGAGGAAGAGTGGCTTCTTCAAGCTTTGAAGTATATGTGCCCATTGTAGAGATAATGACAAACGGAGTTGTAATTGCAGACGGTTCGCTTGGATATCTTGGAGCTATAAAAAATCCTATAGAATTGGTATTTGAAAACGGTTATTTGGTTGAGATAAACGGAAAAGAGGATGCGACAAGACTTAAAAAATATATGGAAAGCTTCGGAGATAAAGAAATATACTGTGCCGCAGAACTTGGAATAGGATTAAACACGAAGTCAAAATGTGAAGGCATCTGTTATATTGAAGATGAGTCAACCTATAAAACATTTCATATAGGATTCGGAAGAAATATAGCCCTCGGAGGCAATCATGAAGCAAAAGGACATTTTGATATTGTAACACATAAGCCTGATATCTTTGTGGATGATATTATGGTTATGCAAGAAGGTGATATTATAAAATAATCGGATTATTTATATATTCCGCCAATAATATTTG